TGTTCACCCATCGCTGGCATCCGTTGATATCTCTGAGCAACTTTTTGTTGTTAAAGATATCAATTCTGTTAGAGTCATTTTTCGCGAACCTAATGCGAAGATGTACTTCCAGCAAGGTGTGCTAGCGATGTCCCGTAAGGCAATCGAGAAGACAATCTATGGTACGATCACTAAATTCGAAGACCAAACGCGGAATCAATTGAGTTCGCGTTATGCCAGTGAAGATGGTGAGTACTCTACCATAGACTTATCGTCTGCCTCGGATTTGGTTGGTGAAGATCTTGTACGCAGCATATTTCCGATCGAAATGCAGCTCCATTTATTTGGAACTCGCACAAACCAGTCGAAACTCACCTCTGGTGAGATAATTACGACATATCGGTTTGCCGGTATGGGATCAGCTGTGTGCTTTGATCTCCAGTGTCTTGTCTTCGGCACTGTTCTACTGCTTGCCAACCATCTAGGACGGATTGGGCTGGACGTAGTTTCATACCTGGAGCGCGGTGAAGAGTGTCAACCTTCACTTCACTTCAACGAATGGGACTGCGTTTATGGCGATGACATTATATGCCTCCATAGCCAAACGGAGGCATTAGTGTCTCTCTTAACGACTCTTGGATTCATAGTCAATAAAAGCAAAAGCTTCTATGGTTCGAGAGCTCTCCGAGAGTCATGCGGAGAGTATGATATTCATGGTAAGGATGTTACGCCTCTCCGCTTTCGCGGAAAGGGACTATCTGTCGCTAGCTACGATAGCACAACTAGTCTGATTGATTTAACTAATCGATCATTCAAACTTGGCTATTTTCACTTACGGCAGATGGTCCTTGACCATATTCCTAGACATCGCTATTGCGTTGTCTCTGAAGACAGTCCGTATCATGGTCCTTATTATGTAACAGATTTCCAAACCGATAGATCGCAGCTTGTTTCTCAGCCTCGAAAGAGAATCGAGAAATATTCTGTTATCTCCGAACAGTCAGGGTGTAAAACAACCCTAGGCTGCTATGTCTGGACGCCTGTAAAGGTGGTGAAGGCGGTAGTTAATCCCTCCGTCGATCATTACTTATATCACAAATGGTTACATACTCCCTCTCTTTCAGATGGGAGTAAGCCAGTCATTGGTGACACTGCCAAAACAGTGCTACGC